CAAAATAGAGCTATTAAATTATTTCAAAAATATGGTTCAGAGCATATAACTGATACTAATTTAGAATATACTAATTGTAATTATGATGTAAAAGAACTCTCAAGGGAGGAATATTAACATGTATGAAATACAAACATATACCATCTGTGATGGTTGGATTAACGCATGGAAAGTTAATGATAAGCCAGAGTTCTTTGACTCATTTGGAGAGGCAGTAGACGCATTAGATGATCACTTATTAAACTTAGATGATAATCAAATAGACTATAATAGAGCAGACTATCGTATACACTTTAAGGAAAAACATGATGCAGAGGAGATAGATCATGAATAGTAATGACATAGCTAAAATGATTACTGATAAAGTAATCGCAGGTCTCAAAGATAATCCAGAGAAATGGATTAAGTCTTGGCAAGTAGAGAGACCTACTAACTTTGCAACTAAACGAGAATACACTGGTGGCAATTGGTTATGGTTAAACATGTGGACTAATGACGAATCAGTAGGTAAGAGCAACATGTGGATGACATACAACCAAGCCAAGAAACTAACAGGGCTTGATAAACCTATTAAGAAAGGTATGAAATCTGTACCTGTATTTTTCTTTAAACCTATAACAGGACAAGATAAAGTTACTGGTGAAGACATGACTTTTCGTATGATGAAAGTGTATCGTGTGTTTAACTATGATGCAATAGAAGGACTAGCTCCATTAGTTAAAAAAGAAGTTAACAATTTCCGTAAGGATAATGTAGAAGAGGTAATAAAAAGCACGGGTGCTAATTACAAAGAAGGCTTTAACTCCGCATATTATATACCATCACTAGATGTAATACATATGCCAGCCTTTGCTAAGTTTAAAACCTCAGAAGACTACTATGCTACGCTATTACACGAGTTAACACACTGGACTGGTGCTGATACCCGACTTGATCGTAAGCTAAATGAAGGTAGGTTTGGTAATGAAGCATATGCCTTTGAAGAGTTAGTAGCAGAGCTTGGTGCTGCCATGCTATGCAATGCTAACGGGGTTGAAGGTAGGCTACAGCACACTGAGTACATAGCATCATGGCTTAAGGTACTAGAAGATGACAACAAACATATACTTAAAGCTGCATCACTAGCTCAAAAAGCTTTTGACTTTATTATGGGAACTAAACCTTTTCAGGAGAAAACAGCATGAAGTTTAACACAGACTTATTAGATATGTATTGTGAACGTACTGGTTGGGAAAACTGGGAAGTTATTTTAACAGGACCAACAAAACTTATTGTAGAGTTTAACAATAATGTAGATTCATTTGATGATGAAGAAGACTATGATGAATAAAAAAGATTATGTATTTTGTGTTATTATGCTATTGCTTTTATATCTATATTGTGTTATACTATTAGTCTAACTAAGGAGAAGTATATGAAAATATTATTAACAATACTAACTTTAACAACATGCGTAACTGTATTAGCTACACAATCAGATACTGTTTATACACCAGAAAAAACTTATACTTGCTGGGTGTATGATAATGGTACTAGGATATGTTACTAATGAGGTGCGTAGCATGTGATAGAAATCTCTCTGACTTTGAGTCAACACGTAAGTCTCATGATACAGGAAAGTACGTTGATCTATGTAACAAATGTTACAATGAAATACAATCAGATATAGATAACATAAATGAACGAGAAGACTTACGACATGAAGACGACATGATAATTGATTGGGAGAGTGATGAGTAAATTTTTTAAGCTAGGTCCTTGTCCACATTGTGGATCAAAAGACAATCGTGCTGAGTATGAGAATGGTTTCTGGTGTTTTGGTTGTAGTAAATTAGAACAAAAGAATGATACTCAATCACTACGAGATAGACTTAAACGTAAGGAACAAACTACTACTATAAAAGCAGGTCAACTAATTGATACAGTTAAAGAAATACCACAGAAAGCAATGAAATGGTTGCTATCTTACGGCATCTCCCCCGAAGAAATAGAAAAATACGGCATCTCCTGGAGTCCATCACGACAGCTGCTAGTATTAATTAGCCGTAAAGATTACTGGCAAGGTAGAAACTTTGGCTTTGGTAACATTAAGTATTACTCTCAAGGTATTAAACCCTTGACAGTGTATGGTAAAGGTGATACAATAGTAGTAGTAGAAGATGTTTTGTCTGCTACTAAAATAGCAAGATGCTATGATGAAAGTATATGTGCCAGTCCTTTGCTTGGCTCCTCGTTGAGCAAGCAAAGTATGGCTCAGTTAACTAAGAGATACAAAACAATACACGTATGGCTTGATAGAGATAAGGCTAAGGAAGCTATACGTATAAGAAATAAACTAAGAGCTTTAGGTATTACAAGCAAGGCTATCATTACACCGCTTGATCCCAAAGAGTATAACAAAACGGAGATTATGAAATGGTTGAAGAGTTAATAATAAAGTTATTCTGTGATGACAGATCATACTATAACAATTACTACAAGTATATAAATCTAAATTATATTAAAAATAATTTTAGTAATATATATAAGTTGTTCCTTATAGTACACCAGTACTATGAGGCTAATCAAAGTCATGCACTAAGTAAGTTAGACTTTGAGTTAGCATACCATAGTAGTTATTTGTTAGAAGATAGTGAACGTAATGAACTATCTGATACGCTTGATCGTATACTAACTCTTGATGTTAATATTGACAACACAGTAAGTTACCTCAATGAACACAAGAAACGTTGCGTTGCAGGTGAGCTAGCTAAAGTAGCACTTGATGTTGAAGATGGTAGTGCTGAACTATCTGATCTACTAGATAAGGTTAAAGAATTTGAAGCTGATGACATAACAGAAGATGCTGCTAACACAGTTAACATGGACTTGAGTGAGTTATATGACACAGCAATAGCTACGCCTGGTCTACGTTGGAGACTTGATTGGCTTAACAAATCACTAGGCTCTCTACGTAAGGGTGACTTTGGTTTCATCTTTGCTAGACCTGAGACAGGTAAGACTACGTTCCTAGCTAGTGAGATGACACACATGGTAACACAAACAGATGGTGACATCCTATGGTTTAACAACGAGGAACAAGGTAAGAAAGTAGCGATCAGATGTTACCAAGCATTGTTTGGTGTAGATAGTGAGACTTTGTTTAGTAACGTAGATAGATACAAAGAAGAGTATCATGATCTTATTGGTAGTAGGATTAAGATATATGATTATGAAGACTCAAGTAGCTACAAGCGGATTGAGTCTATCATTAAAGAAGTTAATCCCTCATTAATTATCTTTGATCAGATAGATAAGATAAAAGGATTTAAGAATGAACGCTATGACCTTGAACTTAAAAAGATATACCAATGGGCAAGAGAAATAGCTAAGAGTTATGCCCCTGTCATTGCCGTATCCCAAGCAGGTGGTACTGCCGAAGGCAAGGTGTGGTTAACAATGGATGATGTAGACAGCAGCAAGACTGCAAAGCAAGGTGAAGCTGACTGGATACTAGGCATAGGAAAAGAACAAGACAACACAAGTAACATGCGATTCTTAAACATCAGTAAGAATAAATTAATTGGTGATAAAGATACACTGCCTGACTTGCGTCATGGCAACAAACAGTGTATGATTAAACCTAACATAGCGAGGTATGAAGACTTATGAGTTACTTAGTATTAGACGTAGAAACAACCATTAGTAATAATGGTAATCCTTTTGATAAGACTAACAAGTTATGTATGGTTGGTATGTTATCACAAAATGAAGTTAGTATAGAAGACATAGAGTTCTCCGTTGAACCTTACCGAGAATCACTTGATCGTATCCAATTAGCCGTGGATAAGTGCGATGTGTTGGTAGGGTTTAATATTAAGTTTGATTTACACTGGCTTAAAAGATATGGTATTACCTTTGATAAGAAAAGAATATGGGACTGCCAGTTAGTACAGTATGTATTATCTAACCAAGAAAATTCTTATCCATCATTAGATGCAACATCAGAGTACTATGGTCTAGGTAATAAACTAGATGAGGTTAAAGAAAACTATTGGAAGAATGGTATTGATACTACTGAGGTACCTGAAGAGATACTGTCTGAGTATTTACAACGAGACTTAGAACTAACTGAGAAAGTTATGGTCAAGCAAATGGAAGAGTTGTCTAAACGACCTCATCTCCGTAAGCTCATAGCTCTACACAACCAAGACTTACTAGTGCTGCAAGCTATGGAATACAATGGTATGCAGTATGATTATGATAAGTCTAAAGTATTAGGAGATGAACTTGAAGAACAGATATCCAAACTTAACAAGAAGCTGTATGACTTTCATGCTTACGATAATTTTAATCCCAATTCTGGCGAGCATCTTTCTGCTTTTCTTTATGGTGGGATCATTAAGGAGCGTTTTCAACGCCCCATTGGACATTACAAAACTGGCGTACGCACAGGCGAAGTTAAGTATAGGTGGGAAGAACAAGACAAAGAATTTCCACGAAGAATAAATCCTTTGCCTAAGACTGAGCTTAAAAAAGAAGGGTTCTTCAGTACGAATGAAGAGACCTTACGTAAGCTAACACCACGTAGTGATGAAGGTAAAGAAATATTAAGAATTATATTGGCACGTGCTACCATGCAGAAACGTATGACTACATACTATCATGGTGTGCCACAACTAATTGATGAGATGCACTGGGCTAATGGAATCATACATGGTCAACTTAATCAATGTAGGACTAAGACAGGTAGGCTAAGTAGTAGTAAGCCTAACCTACAAAACTTTGATGGTGAGATTAAAACTCTCTTTCCATCTAGATACGGAGAATGACATGAACGAAGAAGATAATTGGGAACATTTAGAAAAACGATTAAAATTTAGAAAGGATGATCACGTAGAAATGACTAAAGAAGAATACATTGCTGCTCAAGAAGAAGCACACAAACATTTTGTTAGTGTAGAATTTAGCAACATGATACTTAAAGATGGTCCAACAACAACTTTAGCTTTACTAGATAAAGATGCTAGATTAGAACTATCTCAATCTATTATTAATAATTATCATAAGAGATTAGTAGAAGCTAACTCAGGATTATAATATGTTACTTAATGCAGATGCAAAACAACTAGAATGGGTATGTGCTGCGTTTTTATCTCAAGATAGTGTAGCTATCAAAGAGATAATGGAACAGACAGATCAACATACAGATAACCAACAAAAGTTTGGGTTACCTAGTAGATTGATTGCAAAGACTTTTGTCTTTAGATTAATCTATGGTGGTAGTGCTTTTAGTTATGCCAATGATCCTAACTTTAAAGACATAGGTAATGAAACATTTTGGCAAAGAGTTATTGATCAGTTCTATGCTAAGTATACAGGACTTAAGGCATGGCATGATAAGATAATGTTTGATGTTAAACAAACTAATGAGTTAGTAATGCCAACAGGCAGAACATATAAGTATCAACCTGAGGTTAATAGTCAAGGTAACCTTAAGTATCCTCGCACACGAATCCTTAACTATCCAGTGCAAGGACTCGGTGCTGACCTAATGACTATAGCTCGTGTTAGTTTGTATAACAAGATAGTAAACATGGAAGGTGTTAAATTAATCAATACTGTACATGACTCTATCATGCTTGACTTTGATGAAAAGATATGTTATACTAATAGTATAGTTCCAATTGTTAAAGAATCATTTGAGAATGTACCAGCAAACTTTAAACATTTGTTTGGTAAAGATTTCAACCTCCCAGTTAGGGTTGATATACAAGTAGGTAATAGCTGGGGTAACGTAGAAGATGTATAATTTTATAGGAGATTTATATGCAAGTTAATGTTGTAGATGTATCAAGCTTAAACACACATGCTGCTAAGAATGGTAGACAATACCAATCATTAGAAATCATGTACAAGAACGATCAAGGGCAAGCACAGTCTAAAAAGCTGATGTCATTCGCTAACCCTGCCGTGTTTAAAGCTGCTCAAGAATGGCAAAAAGGTGATGTCGTACATGTTAGCACTGAGAAAGATGCTAATGGTTATTGGCAATGGACAGCAGTAGGTGATGCAGAAACAACTACAGACAATCGTGGTGGTGATACTGCAACAGCTCCTCAAGCTAAGGCAAGTGCTCCTACAACTCGTGTAACAGGTAGTAACTACGAGACTAAAGAAGAACGTGCTGCTAGGCAAGTAATGATAGTCCGTCAATCCTCGCTTTCAAATGCTGTAGCAACACTAGCACTAGAAAGAAATGAACGATCAACAGCTTCTGCTAATGATGTTATTAGCCTAGCTAAGTTGTACGAGGATTATGTATTAGGACTAGCTTCTACTAACAGTGGTGCTAATTCTTTTGCCAATGATGTATCTGACATTGAAGACATACCATTTTAAATGAACAACTAACAGAGCTACCACTCTTACAAGGATAAACATGATTGCATTAATTGACCATGACTTAGTTGTCTTTAGATGTGCTGCAAGTGCAGAACAAGATGACTTTGGTATTGCTAAGTATAGAGCAGATGCGTTGTTAGATGAACTACTTACTAAGACAGGATGTACAGAGTATCGTGCATTCTTGTCAGGTAAGTCTAACTTTCGTAAGACAATCTATCCTGAATATAAAGCTAACAGAACTGCCCCTAAACCAATCCATTTAGAAGCATTGAGAGACTATGCACTAGAAGAGATGGGAGCTGAATTAGCACCTGAAGGAATAGAAGCTGATGATGCTATGGGTATCAATCAAACAGATGATACTGTGATTGTATCCTTAGATAAAGATATGCTCATGATCCCTGGTAAACATTTCTCATGGGAAATTAAAGGTAAGGGTTGGGTTAAGCCTGACAAATGGACTGACCAGACTGAGCTCGGAGGACTACGACTGTTCTTTGAGCAATGTCTTAAAGGAGATACTGCAGATAATATCAAAGGTATTGAAAAGGTTGGTGATAAAACAGCAAAGAAAATGTTAGCTGACTGCACTACAGAGCAAGAGATGTTTAATACTGTACGTGCTGCCTATGGCAATGATGAAGAGTTTATTATGAATGCAAGTTGTCTATGGATTCAGCAGCATGAGGATGATGTTTGGAGAGATAGATTTAATGCCTACATTTAAAAGTAAGTTAGAAGTAAAGGCTTGGGCAGAACTTAAGAAACATTTTCCAAGTGTTAAGTATGAACCAGATGTAATTGAATACACACAGCCAGTAAAGATGAGGAAATATAATCCTGATTTTAAAATGGCACACAATGTATACATAGAAGCTAAGGGTAAACTTGACCTAGCTACACGTCAAAAGATGGTATGGTTTAAAGAATGTAATCCGAAGGTAGTAATTATATTCTTATTTATGAACCCTGATAACAAGATAACTAAACGAAGTAAAACATCGTATAGTAATTGGGCTGAGAAAGAAGGCTTTCTATGGTTAGACTTTAGAAAGGATTGGATCACTACCTATAAGAAAATGATAAAGGAGTATACGACATGAAGAAACACCTAGTAATAGGGGACACACAAGTAAAGCCAGGCATTAGTCTGGCTTACTTGTCTTGGATAGGTAGATATATTGTTGACAAACAACCAGAAGTTATAGTAATGATTGGTGACTTTGCTGATATGCCTAGCTTATCAAGCTATGATGTAGGTAAGAAATCGTTTGAAGGTAGGACATATAAAGCTGATATACGTGCTGTACATAAAGGTATGGAAGCACTACTAGCTCCTATGAATGCCCTGAACAACAAACTAGCTAAAGCTAAGAAGAAGTTATACAAGCCTAAAATGGTACTGACTATGGGTAACCATGAGCAGCGTATCAACACTGCAATTGAGTATGATAGAAAGTTAGATGGTCTTATATCTTTTGATGATCTACAGTACGAAGAAGCAGGATGGGAAGTAGTACCATTCCTTGAAGTTAAAGAGATAGATGGTGTTGCCTACTCGCACTACTTTGCTAGTGGCGTTATGGGTAGACCAGTAACATCAGCTAATGCTTTGCTTGCTAAGAAACATATGAGCTGCGTTGCAGGACATCAACAGGGACATTCTATTGCCTATGGGCAGAATGCGACAGGTAAACAGATGACTGCAATCATTAGTGGTAGTTGTTATTTACATGATGAAAACTATCTATCACATCAGACTAACCAACATTGGAGAGGATTGTACATGTTACACAATGTAGAAAATGGATCATTTGATGAATGTGCTATACCATTACACTACCTAAAAAGAAAGTATGCTAAATAGCTTGACTTTTGTGTAAATATGTGCTATAATATTATATGAATGACAGTAAAGAAAAACAAGTAGGTGGTAATCATTATAAACAATATGTGATTCAACCTATAGAATTTATAACAAAGAACAACATCCCTTTTATTGAAGGTAATGTAATCAAGTATGTTCTCCGTTGGAGAGATAAAAATGGTATACAAGATCTTGATAAAGCAATTCATTACTTAGAATTGTTAAAGGATATAAAAAGAAATGGTAAAAATTAAAGAGAAAAGAATCTGTAACAAGTGTGCTGAACCTGCTAAGATATGGGATGCCAAGAAGTGGTGGTGTTCTATAAAAACATTAGAAGGTGAGTTCAACATGATTGGTTACTGTCAACAGGAGAAAAAGAAATGATAGCAGAATATGTATTACTAGTAAGTTTATTAGATCCATTTGGTGCATCGTATGAACAATACGTTGGTAATTTTACATCATGTGATAAAGCACATATGTATTACATAGTACACTTTGATCCTCTAGTTACTAGTGATGGTTATCGTTGTCTTAATGAAGAGTATGTTCATCTACCTGCAGACTGGGCTACAACAAGGAAAGAAATACATGAGTAATAGTATTAATGATTATGAAATCACTGGGGCAATCATGCGTAGCAAAGTGCCCTCAAAGAAATACAAAGATAACTATGATGCAATCTTTGGATCATTAACCTGTAATCACTGTGATTTTAAACAAGATAATAAAAACAACGTACTTTGTCAATCATGTGGGAAACCTATTGATAACAAAGTGGAAGGTCGGTCATAATAACATGCTTACGTTTAAAGAAGTTTGTGAAGAATTATCTAAACTAGACGAGACTACATTACTGGAAGTGCTTGACATCACATCAGATAAACTCGTTAACAAGTTTCAAGATAAGATAGAGGAAGATTTAGAATTATTAGCTATTGATTTAGAAAAAGATTCTACATTAGATTTATTTAACCAAGATATAGATTAGGAGATAAGCAACATGGATGTATACCAATCGGTAATTGCTAGCTCACGCTATGCAAGATATATACCAGAACTCAATAGACGAGAAACCTGGGCAGAAACAGTAGATAGAATGGTAAACTACTTACAATCTAAAAATGCAGGACTAGATAAAGAATTTAAAGAGATAAGAGAGGCTGTGTATAACCTTGAAATCATGCCATCAATGAGACTTATGATGTCTGCTGGTGAAGCATGTGATAGAGATAACATTGCAGCATATAACTGTTCATACCTAGCCATCAATAACAAGCGTGCCTTTAGTGAAGCTTTGTACATATTGATGAATGGTACTGGTGTAGGATTCAGCTGTGAACGACAAGAAATTGCCAAGCTACCAGAGATCCCAGCTGAACTATCAGTTGTTGATGATGTCATCGTAGTTGGTGATAGTAAGTTAGGATGGGCGAAAGCCTTTAAGAAGTTACTGTCATCCCTATGGGAAGGAGATATACCTAGTGTAGACTACTCACAAGTACGTCCTGCTGGTGCACGTCTCAAGACATTTGGTGGTAGAGCTAGTGGTCCTGAGCCTCTTAAAAGATTGTTTGACTTTGTTATAGATACATTTAAACATGCACATGGTCGTAAGTTAAACTCAATAGAGGTCCATGATATAGTCTGTATGGTTGGAGAGATAGTAGTTGTTGGTGGTGTTAGAAGATCAGCCCTTATCTCCCTATCAAATCTTACAGATAAACGCATGAGAGAAGCTAAAATGGGTGCATGGTACAATGATTTTGCATACCGAGGATTAGCTAATAACTCAGTGGCTTACACAGAAAAGCCTGATATGGAAACATTCATGGAAGAATGGGTATCTCTTGTTAAGTCTAAGTCAGGAGAACGTGGTATCTTTAATAGAGTTGCTGCACAGGTACAAGCAGCAAAGCAGGGTAGAGATCCTAATCTAAACTATGGTACTAACCCTTGTTCAGAGATCATTCTCCGTGATAAACAGTTCTGTAACCTCACAGAGGTAGTAGTACGTAATGGTGATACAGAAGAAACCTTAGCTAACAAAGTAAGACTAGCTACTATACTAGGTACATTACAGAGTAATCTAACTAATTTTCAGTTTTTATCAGCAGAATGGCTTAAGAATACGTCAGAAGAAAGACTACTGGGTGTTTCATTAACAGGTATCATGGATGCTAAAATAACAGCTAACCCTGATCCTAAACTACTAGAGAGGTTAAAAGATCATGCTAGAAAAACCAATCACAAATACGCAGACAAACTTGACATCCCACGATCAAGAAGTATTACATGTGTTAAACCTTCTGGGACTGTGTCTCAGCTTGTTAATAGTGCTAGCGGCATACATGCTCGTCATAACGACTACTACATAAGAACCATCCGTATGGATAACAAGGATCCTATTACTCAGTTCTTAACTGATAAAGGGGTACAAGTAGAGCCAGAACAGTTTAGACCAGATAGTACATCAGTGTTTAGCTTCCCTATGAAAGCACCTAAAGGAGCTATTACTAGGAATGACATGACAGCTATTGAGCAGTTAGAGAACTGGTTAGTATACCAACGTCACTGGTGTGAACATAAACCTTCTGTAACGATCTCCGTTAAAGATGATGAGTGGATGGAAGTAGGTACTTGGGTATGGAAATACTTTGATGAGATTAGTGGTATATCTTTCTTACCTCATAGTGATCATACTTATGTACAAGCACCTTATACCGATTGCAGCAAGGAAGAGTATGAAGCGTTGAAGAAGATTACTCCACAAGAAATTGATTGGACATCTTTCTTAGAAGAAGACGACTTTACTGAAGGCAGTCAAACATTAGCCTGTACAGGTGGGAGTTGTGAAATATGAGATTAACTATCTATCCAATACTAGGAGTACACCTCGGGTTTGAGTTTACCGATGGTATAGTTAATGATGAAGCTATTAGCTATATGTTAATAGATTTGTTTATAGTTCGTTTTCAATTTTCGTGGTATCCATAATGAGATTAGCTATTATAGGTAGTAGAAGTATTACAGACGATGCTTTAATACTGAGGTCAGTAGATAAAGTAGTTAAGGAATTAAATCCGAGTTGTGTATTGATTGGAGATGCTAAAGGTATTGATCCTACAGTAGCTCACTATGCACAGTCTCATGATATAGATATAATTAGGTTCCTTCCATATCATTTGTTAGATTCTACATCTAACTTTGATAGTAAGTATTTCTTTGTTCGCACGAAGCAACTTATAAACAATGCAGATGCTTTACTAGCAATATGGAATACACACAGTAAGGGTACGGAATATGCAATCAAGTATGCTCAGAAGCTAGAGATACCTGTGAAGGTAGTTAAAGTACCTCAAGTTGCGAATAAGTTTGCGTACTCTTAACTGTCCAAAGGTTGATAGGGGGGAACGTCAGTTCCTTCCATTCAATCATTTCCAAATAGTATCCATGTTCTTTTTAATAGCTGCTGCATTTTTACCACCTGTATCTGTATGATGTAACTTACTATATATTTCTCTTTTTACCTCTATTAATTCTTTTTTAGATTTAGCTGTAAAAAATCTTTTCCATAGTTTATCACCTAATCCTGGTACTTTTTTACCATTAACTACTGCAGTTTTTTCCATAAGATCACCTATAGCTAATAATTTTTGTTGTTCATAAGTTAAACTTAATACATCACCAGTTTTTGCAACCTCATCTAACCAATTTATTTTTCTATCCCCAAAATATTTCTTTGTTCTTTTTACTGCGGTTTGTAATGCAGACTGTCCTGCCTTAGTATCAGTTAAAAACTGAAAGTATCCTTTAGCTGAAGATTCACCAGTAGTATTAGCTACATTTTGATTTCTACTTTCTACTTCTGCAAGTTCTTGCATAAATCTATCTAAATGTCTTCTAGCATTTTCTTCATTAGGATTATCAGCTGATACTGTACTAGCTACATTAAGACGTTTTAAATGTTGAGTAACTAAATAGTTTTCATCTGGGTTATTATTTTGGCTACGTAATCTATCTTCTGCTACTTCAGAAAGTGATTCAGTATTCATTTTAGTTTCTGTTCTTTGCCAATCAGAGTTTAAAGAACCATCATCAATTACTATACCATTCTTAGTTTTTTCACGTCTTACAAAATAATTATCTTTTTCATCTTTAATAACCCTAGACTCATAATCTCGTTCATGTTGTATTTCATGTATAAGAACAGACCTTAAATCATCTTTATCCTTTATTTTATCTGCATGAATAATAAGTTTACCTTGTCTATTATTTGTAGGGTAATCAAAAGCAGCTACAGCATTAGTATAAGGTCCTTCTGGATCTGCTGTTCTTCGTAATTCTACCTCTAAATTTTCTAATTCAGGATTATTTTTAAAAAGTTTATCATGTTTTAATAACTTATTTAATGAAGTTTTTACTGAATCTTTTTTTAAATCGTTTCTATAATCTTTATCTAATAAATATTTACTATAATTACTATCTACAATAGATGATTCTCTATCATCTATTTCTGTTAAATACTTATCTTTACCCTGTGAATCTTGCCATACACCTAAACCAGCACTAGGTTGACCAGGCTTTGCTTCTACAAACAGAGCTACATCTGTTTTTTCACCAGTAAATACTGAGTAGTTGTCTTCCCAAGAATTTTCTACTGAAGAATATTTATCTTCCCAATCTTCCATTATCTTACCCTTTTAATACCTTTAGGTCCTATAAAGACTGTTCCTGGAGCTAATTTTAATACCTCTTCTTCTGTAGTAACTCTAATAGGTTCAACCTCTTGTGTTGTAGCAGCTTGTTTAGGAGCTTGTCCTTTAATGTTAAACATAGGGAACTCATTATTAAGAATATCTTCTGATATTTGACTAGGTGTTTTATTCTCAGTCTTAGCTTTCATTAAGATATAGTTATTTAATCTAATAACATTCTTATTAATTCTAGTGTCATTAGGATAATAAAATAGTCCATTAGACATAGTAAGTTCTAATCCATCAGGAATAGTATTAATTATAGCCTCTTTATAAAACTCTAGGTTATTAAGTATACTAGCACTAAAGTCAGGATCTTGCATTAAAGTATTAAATACAGGATTACTTATCTTACTAGTAAGTAAAGGTAACAATTGATCTTGTTCTTTTAACTTGTTATTACCTGTTAAACTATCTACTTTTTGAAATATGTTATTAAACCAACCTTTAGTTTGTACTTGCATCTCCCCATCTTTTAGTTCTGCTTGTGCTAAACCATCAAAATTCTTTATAGCAGAGTAATGATTTAAATCTTTCCATCTATTAGCAAGAGTAGAAGGAGGTAGTTTACCACCATCATTTAGTACAATAGCTTTTAAACCATCTTTTATTTGAAGAATTTCAGTTGGAGTTACTTTAGATGTAACATCTATTCCTGCTTCTCTAAGTAATTTCCAAGCTTCTAACGTAGTTTTAATGTTAGATGCTTTAGCTTGATTCCAACCATTTTCTAATTCAACAAGCTCTTGATTAAGTCTTATAGTATCTGCTTTTTGTTGTAAAAAATCTTTCTCATTACCAGGAATAACAGATTTCATTTCTGTATTTAAGTCGTTAATCAATTCTTTTTGATTAGTATAAAATCTAGTATTAGCTGCTTTTTCTTCTTCTGTACGTGAAGGTAAGTTACCTACAAACCAATCAAGATAACTACGAGCACCTGCAACTAGTTGTTGACGTTGATCATTCTTTTCATCAGCACTTACGTTAGAGTCTTCTAATAATTCTAATTGATTAAACAAAGTGTTCCATTGAGTTTCTGCAGCACCATAGATACCTGTTCCAGGATGATCTTTTTTTATGTTATTTAAAAAATCTATTTTTTGATTTTCATCAAGTCTTATATTAGCATCTACTGCAGCTTTAATCTCTAAAGCATCTCTCTCTGATTTTTGTTCTTGTAAAAAAGCAATATCTATTTCATCTGCTTCCATAAACTGCCA